TGATTCGATTAAACCTGGAATGTTTTTAGAATCATTTTATCAATACTATGAACCATTTTCTCCATTTGAAAAAGAAATCAGAAATGTCATTTTAAACGGTCTTGAATCTTATAGAAAAGAATTATCCTATAAATATAATTTTGAAAATTGTGGTTTCATTCATATTCGAAGAGGTGATTTTTTACAACATTCACATACATTTTATATTCAACCAATTTCTTATTACGAATATTGTATTAATGATGCCAAGATTAAGAAACCAAATGTAACTAAGTTTTATATAATTACTGACGATAATGATTGGGTTTTAAAAGAACCTTTTTTTAAAAAAGATTGTTTTCAATTAATTACTGACTGTGATGATGAAGAAAAAGCATTAGCATTTATGTCTTTATGTACAGATTTAGCTATATGTGCTAATTCTACTTTTAGTTGGTGGGGAGCATTTTTAGGAGCTTATGAATTAAGAAATCCTGTATATGCTCCAAAACAATGGATCTTTTCACATACTAAATGCCAAATATTTCCATCCGAATGGAATTTAATTTGATATTCTTCATGATATAAAATCCAATAACTCTTTTGTTTTATTCTCCCAAATATGAGATAGAGCCCATTCACGTGCTTTTATTTTTTTCGATAATTTTAATTCTGGAGAACTTTCTATCTCTTTTATTTTATCGACAAAAAGATTATAAGAATAATCTGAAATCATATTTTTATTAACACCATATTGACTTAATCCATCGTATCCTTTACATACAGGAGGCTCAATCAGGTATATATTATCTTCATATAATGTTTTAAAACAAGCTACATCCCATGTTATAACAGAAACACCACAAGCAAGAGCTTCTAGCACTACACATGCAAATGTATCATGGTGAACAGAAGCATTAATATTATTCACTAAAGGATAAATAAAATAATCACATTTGTCCAATAATTTTTTGATTTCTTTTTTTGATAAAGATGAATATACATTAATATTTTTTGAAATATTTTTAGAAATTTTATCTTTATCTTTTGGTTCATAACTTGTTATATATAAGTTTATATTTTCATAAATATTTTCCAGATAATTAAATATTTTTAAACATATTTCACCTCCTCTTTCATACGAAGCAAAAAAAACATAATTTCCTTTTTTACTTTCATAATCAAGAATGTTATTTGTAAAAATTTCATCATTTACAGCATTATAAATAGTTTTATATGGATAACCATACTCTGAATAATATGACTTTACGTATTCACTTACACCAACAATATAAAAATTCTTTTTCAAACTAAAAATAGACCTACAATCTGCAAATGACTGTATATAAATCAATATCTTTGTGTTCAAACTGAGTTTTTTACAAAAATTTAAAACAGTTGGTAACCAAGTATAAAAAGAAGGACAGAATACATCTATGTCTAGATGATTAAGTTTTTTTAATTCTGTATCTTTTACAATTATACAATTATGTCCAATCTTATTTAACCAATATGACATTTCGAGAATTTGAGCATCAGTTCCTGAAAATCCACAATTATTTATGTAATTGTCATAAGTATATTCAAGTTTTCTATTGATACATGCTTCTACGACAAAAACAAATTTCATTTTTTATTGTATTAACAACATCTTTAAATATTTAATTTTTTTTCAGGAAAAACTGATTTTTTTTTGATTTTTTCTTTATATTTACAACATTTGATTAAACTTGAAAAATGATTTCTAATATTCGTGATAATTCCTGGTATGATATGTGCTGTGAAGATGATCCTAACTTTGATAATGAATCTTGGGAAAATGAAGAATGTGATGATGAAAGATCTTACGTTCAAGGCATTCGTCAAAATTCTTGTCCTTTAAACATTACAAGAATTAATGACTATATGATAAGTGAAATTATTAAAAAAAATGAATTAGAACTAGAAAAAGAACAAATTGAAAAAGAGAATGAACTCTATCAAAATAATGTTGTTTCCAAACTTTCCTGGTTTAACAAATCTCCAACAAAAAGAAAATTTGAAAACACTATTCATAACAGCATTATGGATACTGATGACTATCCTTGTCTTGGTTTAAATCCTAAAAAAAAGAAAATCGAAACAATTATCGAAAAAGAACCTACACCTATCGTAAATGAAGAATGGATAGAGATAAAGAAAAAAGAAAAGAAAGTTGTAGATGTTTCAAAGAATATTTACACATGCACTAAATTGTGTTCTTCTATTGATTCGGGAAAAAAATGTAACAACAAAATCTGTTCTTACGCTCATTCAATTGACGAACTTAGAATTAACGATTGTAAATTCCAGAATTGTAACATGGTTTTCAGTGAAGATGGTTATTTCTTCAACACTAATAAGAACAAGATTTGTAATAATATTCATTCTAATGAATCGAAAACTAACTATTTAGAAAGAGTTTCTTTTCAAAAGAATGATGAAAAACAACCATTTAAAAAGATTGAAAAAACTCAACTTTGTAAATTATTTAAAGAAAAAAAATGTTCACATGGAAATAACTGTCGTTTTGCTCATTCTTTTGCTGAATTGACAGTAAATGATTGTAGTTATGGAGATAAATGTAAAGGAATACAACTACAGAATGGAATTTATGTCAATATGTCAACTACAAGAGTCTGTAGTTACAAACATCCATATGAAACTAAAGAAAATTATAAAAATAGGGTATTTAATTAAGAAATTAAGAAGTAAAATATAAAGTAACAAATTAAATTCTATAATCATTTGATTATAGAAATTATATATATAAAAACATTAAGTTTTTAATAAAACTATGTCAAATAATATTTTAGAACTCGTTATGATTGTAAAAAATTCAGGTAACATTCTTCGTGATTGTCTTCAAATTAATAAACATATTATAGACTACTGGACTATATGTGATACTGGTAGCACCGATAATACTAAAGAAATTATTATTAATGAACTCAAAGATATTCCTGGAAAATTACATTCTATTAAATTTAATAATTTTTCTGATGCCAGAAACAAATCTCTCGATTTATCTTCAAAAACATGCAAATATACTATTGTTTTAGATGATAGTTATGTCATAAAAGGAGGGTATGATCTTAAAAATTTACTTTCAAAATCAAATGAAAAATGCTTTTTGATAACTATAGGTCATTTATATAATGATATATTAATTGATTCTTATAAATCAATTAGAATATTTAAAAGTGATCTTCATTATCGATACAAATATAGAGTTCATGAAATTCTTGATATTAAAAAAGATAAATTTGATATTATAAATGAAGCATCAGATATTTTTATTGATGATATAGAAACTACAGAACATAAAAATAGAACACTTAGAAGATTCAAAAATGATATCGAACTACTTCTCCAAGATTCTAAAGATTATCCAAAAGACCCTAGAATTTTTTACTATCTTGGTAAAACTTACTATCAATTAGAAGATTATACTAATTCACTTTCATTTTTTAATTCTTTACATAAACTAAAAAATATTAATCAAGAATATAAATTTTCTGCTGAATATGAAATGGCTTGTATTAATTTTACTACGAAATCTTATGATATTGAACAATTCAAAAAACAATTAATCATCATTCAAAAAAAATATCCTGATAGAATTGAACCCGCTTATAAACTAGCTGTAATTTTAAAAGATGAAGGTAATTTACAACAAGCTGAAATTATTCTCGACCAACTTACAAAACAATCAAAACCTTCTAATGATTTCACAATGATGGAACCTGAAATTTTTGATTTTTTTATACCTTATCTTTATATTGAAATCAAATTGCAATTAGGAAAGGTTTATTCTATTGTTAATAAATTAAAAAGTATGCTTCAAACATTTCCTAATAATCAACCTTTATTAAATGTCAAATATGCTATTACAGATAGTATGAATATTTCATCTTTAAAATTAAGTAACAACAAAACTATTGTTTTACATACTGGAGGTCAACAAATGATTTTTAAAAATTGGAATCCAAGAGGTGATAAAAGAATCTCTGGTTCTGAATATATGGCTATCAATTTAGCAAAAGAATTTATTAAAAAAGGCTACAAAGTCATTATTATTGGGTCATTTGAAGATAAAAATACTGATTATCAAGGAATCATCGATGATATTGAATACATTGATTACAAATACTTTTCAAACTTTGCTCTGACTTATATAATTGATTATTTAATTGTTAGTAGATTTACTTCAAATTTACTTTATTATGATAATATTAAAAATGTTTATCTTTGGGTTCATGATGTTTTACCTGTAATGGATTCATCCAAATGTTTTCAAACACATAGAACAAAATTCAAAGGAATCATTTCTGTATCTAATTGGCAAAAACAAAATATCATCGAAAAACTTAACTTACCTTCTAACAAAATTTTTGTTTCCAGAAATGCTATTTATCCTCAAAGATTTTTGAATCAACATATTGAAAAACAACCATATAGATTTATATATACATCTGATCCTTCTCGTGGTCTATCAAAACTAATTGATATACTTCCTTTTATTAAGGCAAAATTTCCAGAAACAACACTTTATATATTTGCTCTTATTGAAAATATTGATGAAAGTACTTTACAAAAGATTGAAACTATGAAATCTTATGTATTTCTTCATTCAAGACTTTCACAACAAGAAATCGCTAATGAATTTATGAAATCTGATATTTGGTTTTATCCTACAGATTTCAAAGAAACATATTGTATTAGCGCTGTTGAGGCAATGTGCGCAAAATGCTTAGTATGCACTGTTGATTTAGGTGCTTTAACTGAAATAGTTATGGGAAAAGGAATTCTATGTAAATATCCTATAAATCAAGAAAAGATGTTAGACAAAATCTTTTTTGTATTGAATAGACCTAATTTAAAACGAAATTTCATCGAAAAAGCTTATGAATGGGCAATTCATCAAAGATATGACTATCTCGCTGATGATTGGGAGAAAAACTTTTTGAACTAATTTTAATTGAAAATTAATTAAAATTATCTATGATATCATTTTTGCTAAACATTTTCTAAAAGTTGTATTATCTTTATCAATATCAACTACATCCTGTGCATTTTTGATATGTAAATTATACATTTCAGAATCATGACTTCCATCTTCATTTGTCCAAATTTTTTCAGCTTTTTTTATTGATTGTTTTTTCAAATCTCCTAATAATAACAAAGTAGTAAGATGTTCTGCTTCAATATCTCTTCCTGTTTCTCCATTTTCTTTGTTATATCTAAAAACACTTCTACTTGGATCAGAACAAAAATAATTATAGTTTCCATCTTCATCTTTTTTTATTAGATGATGAAATGTAAATTCTGCAACTCCTTTTTGTCCATCAATTAGATGATCTGTTGATAAATATTGTTCGATCAAGTCCTTAACTTTTTCAGGCTTATTGAAAAGATTAAAAATATTATTAGTATTATTATTAAAACTAATTTTACTATTTTTAGTTTTTGGTTCTTTAGCCATTTCAATAACTATTTCTTGATTCTTTTGATATTCATGTCTATAAAATTCAATTTTTTCTTTTAAAAAATTATTTTCATTTTTTAAACTTTCAGTTTCAATTACTGAATTTTTATATAATGTTAACAACTCTTCATATTCAAATATTTTTTTCTCTTTACATGTTTTAAGATGAGTTTTCAAATTTCCTTTATTAAATTTTTTAGAACAGTAATTACATGATAACAATAATATTTCATTGTTTTGTATTTGTAAACATTTTTTATTGGTTTTTTTATGAAGATTTAAACTTTTCAAACTTTCTAAACTATTATTACAAAAATTACATATAAATTTTGAAGCCATTTTTATAAATTAAGAATATTTTTTTAAATTTGTTAAAAAAAATCAAAGAGCAAACTACATTGATTAACAAAGATTTAAGAAGTTTAAAAAATAATGATGAAGAATAAGATTTTTTAATAAACCAATCATTCTATTTTTACTACAACTTCATTTCATTCTTGAAAATATAATTTATAATATGTTTTTTTTCATATAAATATATAAAAAATATTAATTGAACCTTAATTTATGATTCAAACAAAAAATAATGGAAAATTGTGTGTGTGTTGAATATTCTTTGCTACTTTTTTTCAAAACATTTAAACATCAATCTTACTTTTTTGAAAATCAATTAAAAAATTTAGAATATGTTTTTTTTCATATGTGAAAAAAAAATCAAAGAACAAAAATTATTAAACATTCAAAAAATTCTTTTTACCTTTTTCGATATTTATTTTAATTTTTTTAAGTTTTGGAATTAAATTTAATAAAAAATTATCTTTTTCACTTCCCTTTGCTTTAAAATGAAATGGTGGATCAACAAAAATACAATTATTTGGTTGAGTTTTATAAACTTCATCATAATCATCTAATATAAATGTATTTGATTCAGAAAATTTTGGATCTTTATATAAATCCCACATAATGCTTAAATCTTTTGTTCCTTTTTTAAATTTTTTAGATAACGAACAATGATATGAAAAGAAAGTATAATCTAATTTACGGTTTGGATCGTTTCTACAAATTATATTTTCAATAATAAATAAAGCATAATCTTTACTTGCTGCAGTCCAAATACTTACATTGAAATTTTCAAAAATATAATCTAAAAATTTTTGTAAATGAGGACGAAAGAAAATTACATAATAATCATCGAAATTTTCATAATCAAACTTTAATGCTTTTTCTTTGTTTTTTAAAAAATCATAATATTCATCATCTTCGTCTTTATCTATATTTTCTTTTCCAAGATAAACAGCATCAATTAATGTTTGATCTATATCTAAAATTATATTAGGTTTTTGTGATGTTGAATTTGTATCTGAAATTTTTTTATTACTTTCCATTCTTTATTATATATAAATAATTTTTATATAATGCTTTTTTATAAAAATACATATTTAAAAGTTTTGAAACTATAGGAAAAACCATGAATTATGACTTGACTACAAAAATACTGTTATATAGTAAGTATTCTAATTATTCAAAGCAACTTTTGGATTTATTAACAACAAAAAATTTGATTCAACTTTTGAATATTACTTTACTTTGTATTGACAATGAAATTTATAGAAAACGTATTTTATTATCACCTTTAGAAATTTCAAATGTTCCTTGTTTACTTTTAATTCATAATGGTGTTAAAGTAGATAAATATGAATCATTTCAATTAATTGATTGGATTAATTATCAAGTTTCTCTATTACAAAAAAATGATGAGAACGAACAACAAATATTATTACAACAACAACAACAACAACAACAACAACAACAGCAACAAATGTTACAACAACAACAACAACAGCAAATGTTATTACAACAACAACAACAACAGCAAATGTTATTACAACAACAACAACAGCAAATGTTACAACAAAAAGAAATGTTAAAACAACAGAATACCACAAATGAATTAGAATCACTTGAAACTACAAATGAATTGAAAGCAAAACAAGAAATGAGCTATAATCAAATAAAAAATAAACCGAAAGAACAAATAATCCCAGGTGGTACACCTATAGATGATATTTTAAGTGATGAAGATGAAAAATTTGAAATTAACGGTGATGAAGAAAATACTTTAAATCCTTTAACAGAACAAGAAGTTGCAGAAATAATACCAAAATCAAAAAATAAAAAAAATTCGATATCTCACAATTATGACGAATATGAAACAAAAAATAAAAAACGAGAACAGAAAAAATTAGATCTTTTGAACGCAGCGACGATGATGATGAAAAGTAGAGAAGTTGAAGACAAACATATCAACAAAAATTTTCAATCCATGTAGAATTTTTTATTCATTTTAAAAATAATATAATACACAATAAAAATGAATAAATATAGTAAATTTTCATCCTTAAACGATTACAGAAATCTCACTGATATAACAAAAAACTATATCAAAGATGATCTATCTCTTATGCTTACTCCAAGTGATACAAATCCTGATACAGCAAAAAATGTTTATTTGAATTTTTTTCAACAAACTCAGTATGTTGGATCTAAAAATTACGACAATGAATACGTAAAAGAGTTTTTTACAACTAATGTAGTAAATTTTATATCTTCAAGATGTACTTTTTTATTGAATGGCGTT